CTAAGATCTGAGCTACAGTAGGGGCTGTTGCATTCGTTTGCTTGTCCATGACAATCATTAAGCGAATATAGCCACTGAGTGGCGTTGCGCCTGTATTGGTTGGCACACCAATAGCAGCACGCAATAAATAATTTTTGAATACGGCTTTTTTACCGATTCTTTGACTGGCTCCGGTTCCAGGTTGAAGGCCATTCATTAGTACCAAGGTACCTGCATCAGAAATATTGTTCTGAAATGCAGTATCTACATACTTGAGCTCTCCTCGTCGTCCAGGTACTCCTCCCCATCCTCCTGTTCTGATTCCGACTGAAGGAGTAAATCGTGAAGTAAATCTAGCTTTCTTTCGAGGTTTCCAAGTGCCTGTAGCACTGCTGACTCTTGGTCTTTTTCTTCCGAGCATTTTTCTTGATTAGTTTTACGAGGGGCTTTAAAAGGCGCTTTAGTATTGTCCATAAAATGGAGATCATGAGAGATTAAATTTTTGTTTGGTTTTTTTTATTTATACTTTTCGGTGTGAGTTAAGTGAATTAAACATTTTTAGGAATTACTCCGGGAAACACGTCAATTTGTCTAGTGATTTCAACCACTTGAACTCGAGATTCAAGTGCTTCTAGCGAGGCTTCTGATATGTTCTTATAGGACCGATGAAACGGCTGATTCGATGTGATGATTATGGGTACATTCTGGGTCTTCTTGCAAAGACCACCATGTACCTTCAGCGTAGTAGGTGAACCATCCAAGAACCTCAATAGATCGGATACTGTCCACCCAGCATGGAGTTCCTCCATCACTATCAAGTCGTACTTGTTGTCCTGCCAGGGGAGAAAGTAGGGTCCTTGAACCGGGCAGTCGTAGACATTCAGGTAGTTGCGGAGTACATTCACTAAGTGAGTCTTGCCAGTCTTCGTTGGGCCAATCAACATGAGATGTTGTTGGCGAGGGGGGCGGCGTTTCTTTATATTCGTATTTAACCACTCTGTAATTTGTAATTCCGGTTGGTCCAATGGTAAAGGCAATTCTGACCACGGGTCGAGGGGTAATGTCGATCTCGTTGCAAGCCAGGAGGCTAGATAGATTGTCTTCTGGAGGTTGTACCCCACAAAACCAGGCTCTAGTTCAAAACACTCGTCAGTTGTTTTGCCCTCGGCTAACATTCTAGCTATGGTGTCTGACTTAGGATTTTTCTTAGCGAGCAATGCCTGGGCGGACATATTGTGTTCCACAAAGTCCTGCATTGCTCCGTTGAAGCGTCCTTTAACCACATATTTTACAACGTTTTTCACGTTTCGGGCGGATTGGACATTGGGATGATAGCAAGGATCGTCGTAGTTTAAGTCGAAGAAGTACGAGTACTGCTCTTTGTTCAAGCGGATCTTCTCTTTCAGTTGCACAAATGCGTGCAAGTGTTGATTGCCGTCTTGGTGAAGCTCTTGGCTGATACAGCAGCAGTCCAGGTTGTCCTTCAATAGGTCCACTAGGAAGTCCAGCAGGCAACGGGGCGGCACGGGACATTGAGGGTAAGTTAAAAATATATTCTTTAAGTCTTTTTGTCTTTGGTTCATCTGAGGGCTTGAGGGCTGTTGGCGATAGTAATATTAGTATCGCCGACAGCCCTTTTATGTTGTTGGTCAAACTTGGTCAAATACTCCCCCTTCGGCGAATTCACAATTTATTTTTCCGCTCCGCTCCCTTTTACTCGTTTATGCCCAGGACCACGGGCCCCTAGCAACACTTTTTGCAGCAACCACAACCAACCCGCTTCGCTCCACCTAAACGTTCCTTCGGAACCCTAATCGACCTTCGGTCCCTAACGACCGGCGTGACCGGCGCCGGTCTATCCTTGGCATGGCCCGGCAGCCGTGACCGGCGGCTGCCTATCCTTGGCATGGCCCGAAGCCTGCGGCTTCTACCCTTGGCATGGCCCGAAGCCTGCGGCTTCTACCCTTGGCATGGCCTTTTGTTTCAATGAATAATAAATTTTATTTGTGATACAATTTAGATTTGTGATTCTTAAGAATCATCGTATCTAATTCTTCCGTAGAAGTCAATTGCAGGTACGACTGTCGGGGCTGAGCCTGTTCCAATTTGAGTATAGATATAAAGGAGATAGATTGAGTTGGTTGCAATGTCCGCAACGGTTCCTGCGACACCGGCATTGTAAACCGTTGTTACATTAATTTTCCTGAATTTCTTGTGGACAGTTGATGGTCTTCCACCTAATTGATCAACTGGACATTGATAATCATGGAGTACAGTAAATCTGTCTCTGTTATCCATGTTCATAGGTGAAATAGCAGAGACAGTTTCAAGGATCTGTGCAACAGTAGGTGCTGTTGCGTTAGTTTGTTTGTCCATTACGATCATGAGACGGATATAACCGCTGAGAGGGGTTGCACCGGCATTGGTAGGAACACCAATTGCAGCGCGGAGTAAATAATTTTTAAATACGACTTTTTTGCCGATTCGTTGGCTGGCACCAGTTCCAGGTTGAAGTCCATTCATTAGGACCAGAGTACCAAAATCGGAAATGTTGTTTTGAAAGGTAGTATCTACATACTTGAGCTCTCCTCGTCGTCCAGGTACTCCTCCCCATCCTCCAGTTCTGATTCCGACTGAAGGAGTAAATCGTGAAGTAAATCTAGCTTTCTTTCGAGGTTTCCAAGTGCCTGTAGCACTGCTGACTCTTGGTCTTTTTCTTGAGAGCATTCTTGATTCGTCTTACGAGGTTTCTTAAATTGCGCTTTAGTTGTTTCCATAAGAAGAAAAACATGAAAGTGATGTTTATTCATTTTGCGGAACAATTTATACTTTTCGGTGTGATTCTTTATTTAATTTTTAGGGGAAATTCCAGGGAACACATCAATCATTTCTGAAATTTCAATAACTTGAACACGGGCAAGCAAAGCTCTCATTGAGGCTTGGTCAACCCTATGATAGCTTTGCTCAAAGGTTTGGTTACTGGTTATTATTACTGGCACATTGTCGTTCTTGTGGTTGAGGCCACCATGAATTTTGAGTACCGTTGGTGAACCATCTAGAAAAAGTAGAAGGTCCGAGACAGTCCAGCCAGCACGCAATTCCTCCATCGCTATCAAGCCGTATTTCCCATCTTCCCAGGGAGGAAAGTACGGCCCTTGCGCCGGGACTCGATATACGTTGAGATAGTTCCGAAGCTTGGAAATTAGCAAGCTCTTCCCAAGCAGTGTGCCTCCAACTATCATTAAATGAGGAGTTCGAGGCACTCTTTTCTTGTTGATATTGTTGTTGAGCCAAGTTGCAATTTGGTAATTGGGCGAGTTCAATTCGAATTGGTTTAGATCTATTTCTTGCCATGGGTCCTTCTCCGGTGTTTGTTGAGTCTTTAACCAATTGTGCAGGTACTGAACTTTTTGTAAGTTGAATCCAACATAGCCTGGCTCTGCATCGAAGCAGTCTTTAACAGACTTACCTTCGAGCAGTAACTTGGCTATTACTCCGTTCTTAGGGTTCTTCTTATTAAGAACATCCTGGGCACACATGTTGTACTCTACGAAGTCTTGCATTGCCCCGTTGAATTTGCCCTTGATAACGTACTTGATTACGTTCTTGGCCGACCTTGCTGATTGAACATTGGGATGATAGCAAGGATCGTCGTAATTTAAGTCGAACCAATACGAGTATTGCTCTCTGTTCAGCCTTATCTTCTCTTTCAATAGAACATAGGCGTGCAAATGTTCGTTTCCGTCCTGATGAAGTTCTTGACTCATACAGCAGCAGTCCAAATTGTCCTTCAATAGGTCTTGAAGGAAGTCCAGTAAGCACCGAGGTGGTACTGGACATTGGGGATAGGTTAGAAATATATGTTTCAGCCATTTTTGTCGAGGTTGATCAGTCATCTTTTGTTGAGATCTTGAGATCTACTGGCGATAGTAATATTAGTATCGCCAGAAGATCTTTTATATTTTTGGTCAAACTTTGGTCAAATGTCCCTTTCCTTGAAATTTCTTTATTTTAACACGGTGTGTTATGTCGGCTCACTCTAGTTAACCACTCTGAGCCGTTTCCTTGTTCATGTTTACGCTTCGCTTATGTAGTACATTTTAGTTCTTAGTTGTGTCGTTTTCCCTTTGTTTCACCATGCCTCAGCTCCGACTTCGGCCCCTACGCACTACCCCGCAAGCGGGGACCCCTAGTGCTGCGGTCGTGCTCGTCTCCGCGTTTTTCGTCATGGTGAAACGAAAGGGGCCCGACGACACGGATACCTCAGTTCATGTTTACATTTGGGGGGCTTTTTTTTTTTAATTTTTTTTATTTAGTGATACATTAGGCGTCATCATATCTGAGACGACAGATAAAGTCATATCTAGGGAAGGCAGTAGGCGCTGCTCCTGCTCCAGCCTGTTCTGAGATTGAAAGGAGGTAAATTGAACCCGAGGTGATGTCCGCTACGGTTCCTGCTGTTCCGTTGTTGAAGATAGTAGTAATGTTCATCTTCTTATAGATTTTAATAAATCTACAATCCGATGAGCTTGTTGGTGCTTGAGACATTGGGACTCCTTGGTCATATAAGACCTTAAATCTGTCTCTGTTATCCATGTTCATAGGCGAACTGGCAGTAACAGTCTCTAAAAGCTGGGCTACAGTAGGGGCCGTCGCATTGGATTGAGTGTCCAAGAACACCATAATTCTGGTGAAACCTTGGAATGCAGTTGCTCCTGCTGCATTGGCTCCAAGGTTGTAACGTAGAAGCATGCTTCTAAAATGACACTTCTTTCCAATTCGTTGAGAAGCACCAGTACCAGGTGCTAAGCCGTTTAGTAAAACTAAAACACCACCTGCGGTAGTGTCGGCTGCGTTCAAAGTATCTACATACTTGAGCTCTCCTCGTCGTCCAGGTACTCCTCTCCATCCTCCTGTTCTGAGTCCTGTTGTTCCAAGTGCTCGATTAATAACTCGAGCTTTCTTTCGAGGTTTCCAAGTGCCTGTAGCACTGCTGACTCTTGGTCTTTTTCTTGAGAGCATTCTTTAGTTTTCTTGCTAGGGTTTTTAAATGGCGCTTTAGTTGCTTCCATAAGAAGTAAAACATGAAAGTGATGTTCATTTCATTTTTTCGCAAATTTATGGTTTAGATTTGTGATTCTTTATTTAATTTTTCGGAGAAATTCCGGGGAACACGTCAATCATTTCGGAAATTTCGATTACTTGAACACGGGCGAGCAAAGCTCTCATGGAGGCTTGATCAACCCTATGATAGCTTTGCTCAAAGGTCTGGTTACTGGTTATTATTACTGGGACATTGTCGTTCTTGTAGTTGAGGCCACCATGAATCTTGAGTACCGTTGGTGAACCATCTAGAAAAAGTAGCAGGTCCGAGACAGTCCAGCCAGCACGCAATTCCTCCATCGCTATCAAGCCGTATTTCCCATCTTCCCAGGGGGGAAAGTAAGGCCCTTGTGCCGGGACTCTGTATACGTTGAGATAGTTCCGAAGTTTGGAAATTAGCAAGCTCTTCCCAAGGAGTGTGCCTCCAACTATCATTAAATGAGGAGTCCTCGGCACTCGTTTCTTGTTGATATTGTTGTTTAACCACGTTGCAATTTGGTAATTGGGCGAGTTCAATTCGAATTGGTTTAGATCGATTTCTTGCCACGGGTCCTTCTCCTGTACTTGTTGGGTCTTTAACCAGTTGTGAAGGTACTGGACTTTTTGTAAGTTGAATCCAACATAGCCTGGCTCTGCATCGAAGCAGTCTTTAATAGACTTACCTTCGAGCAGTAACTTGGCTATTACTCCGTTCTTAGGGTTTTGCTTGTTAATGACAGCCTGGGCATTCATGTTCCATTCTACGAAGTCTTGAATTGTTCCGTTGGATAGGCCTTTCATGACGTAGCCTACTACTTTCTTGACGTTCCTTGCTGGTTGGACATTGGGATGATAGCAAGGATCGTCGTAATTTAAGTCGAACCAATACGCAAATTGCTCTCTGTTCAGCACTAGTCTCTCTTTGACTTTCACATAGGCGTGCAAATGTAGCCCGCCGTCCTGATGCAGTTCTTGACTGATACAGCAGCACTGCATATTGTCCTTCAATAGGTCTTGAAGGAAGTCTAGGAGGCACCTTGGTGGTACTGGACATTGAGAATATGTTAGGAATATGTCTTTTAGGAACTTCTGACGAGGTCCTTCAGCCATTGATTCTTGATGTTTTGATGTTATTTGGCAGTAGTAATATTAGACTGCCAAAAAACATCTTTTATGACTTTGGTCAACGTTTGGTCAAATGTCCCTTTCCTTGAAATTTCTTTATTTTAACACGGTGTGTTATGTCGGCTCACTCTAGTTAACCACTCTGAGCCGTTTCCTTGCTCATGTTTACGCTTCGCTTATGTAGTACATTTTAGTTCTTAGTTGTGTCGTTTTCCCTTTGTTTCACCATGCCTCAGCTCCGACTTCGGCCCCTACGCACTACCCCGCAAGCGGGGACCCC